CATATACCTGGATAGGTATTGATGAGTTAACACAGTATCCAACAGAGTTCCCACTCCAATATTTGCAATCACGATTGAGAACAACAAACAATGATATACAATGCTACATTCGGTGTACTGCAAACCCTGGAGGAGTTGGAGGAAACTGGGTTAAGAAAAGGTATCTAGACCCAGCTCCACCAAATGAAAGTTTTACAGGACAAGATAAGATAACAAGAAAGTTTATACCAGCTAGATTAGAAGATAACCCATATCTATCTGAAGATGGTAAGTACGAGCAGATGTTACAATCATTACCTGCTGTACAAAGAAAACAATTACTAGAAGGTAACTGGGATGTTTCCGAAGGAGCTGCCTTTACAGAATTTGATTATGATAGTCATGTCATAGAACCTTTTGATTTACCTAAACATTGGGTAAGAGTAAAAGGAATTGACTATGGTTATGCAGCAGAATCAGCAGTAGTGTGGGCAGCAGTAGACCCAAGCGATGAAACATTAATTGTTTATAGAGAATTATATCAGAAAGGTTTAACAGGCGAAGACTTAGCTACTAGAATCTTTGAGTTTGAGAAAGAGGATAGACTATCTGTAAGTGGTGTGTTAGATGGAGCTGCGTGGGCAAGGACTGGTGCTACTGGTCCAACTGTAGGGGAAGTACTATCCAGAGCAGGACACAAGCTTAGAAGAGCTGATAAGAACAGAATACAAGGCAAGATACAAATACATGAGAGATTAAAATTAAACGACAAAGGTCGACCCAAGCTCCAGATATTTAAATCTTGCCCCAACTTAATAAGAGAAATACAATCTATACCTATTGACCCTAGTAGACCAGAGGATGTAGATACAAAAGCATCTGACCATGCTTACGATGCTCTAAGATATTTAGTTATGTCTAGACCTAGAGCAACTTCAGTATGGGAAGAAATGTCAAACAAAAAACGATGGACACCATCAGACCCAACATTTGGATATTAATATGAGAGATAAAATAAAAGAAAGTTTAATAGCACACGCAGAAGGACACATAAAAAAACATTCAGCTAATGTAGAGATATACTTAAATAACTCTATAGGTATTGGAGAACATTCTGATATATTAGAAACAATTGAAAAAGAATTACAGATGATAGCTAAGTATGATGACCAACTAGAAGTATTAAGGAAGTATTTCTAATGCCATTATATACTTTTAAAAATACTAAAACAAACGAAGAGTATGATGAAGTAATGAGCTATGAAGAGCTTCAAGAATATTTAAAACAAGAAGATATACATCAAGTATTTAAAATGAATATATACAGATACTCAGATGCTGGTGGAATCAAAGACCAATTTACTGACTGGGCTAAGGATGATAAGGTAAATGGTAAAGGAGATTTTAAACCTTATGGTAAAGGTAAAAAAGGATTTAGTAAAATGAAACAACAGCAGGAGGAGAAAAAAGGTAATGGTTAAGAAGAAGATTAAATTAAATACTAGAGCTACTAGAGAAATAGACAAGTATCCTCTAGTTTCTGTGTACTGGCTTGACATTTGCTCCGACAGCTCATGGCAATCTATTGAAGGTTGCAAGAAAGCAAAGCTGCCTATTTGTGTTACTAAAGGTCACTTATTAACTCAAACCAAAGGAGTGACTAGAATATTTGGAGATTATTCTTTGGCTGATGAGGAGTCAGGTAAGATTGAAGAGATTGGAAACAGCACGATTATCCCTAATAGTGTTATCGTGGAAATCAAGAAAATAGTTGACAAGAGGTAATAATAACTGTATTATTATATTACTGCACAAATAATTTAAGGAATTATATATGGCTACTTACGACCAGATTAGAGAAGATTCAAATCCATCTATGGATGAAGCAAAAGAAGAAGAAGTAATTTCTAATCTTGTTGCTCAAATTAATTCTAGGTTTCAACAATGTGAAACTACTAGAGAAGATGATGAAGATAGATGGCTACAAGCTTTCCATAATTACAGAGGAAGATATTTTAAAAATGTAGCTTTCAGAGACCATGAGAAATCTAGAGTCTTTGTTAAAGTAACTAAAACAAAAGTACTAGCAGCATATGGTCAATTGATTGATGTATTGTTTGGTGCAAATAAATTTCCATTAACTATTCAAGAAACTAGAGTACCTGAAGGTATTGATGAGTATGCTCATTTAAATCCATTAAAAGAACAAATGGGTATGAATCAAAATGAAGAACCTACTCCAGGTATTGAAGGTAATATGGATTATACTCCTGGTGAACCTATCATGCAACAATCAAATGGTGGGTTAGGTTTTCCTGGTGATGGAAATGATTTAGCTCCTGGTGCAACTTTTGGTTCATTAAACAATGATGCTAACTTAGGTTCTTTAGAAAAAGAATATGAAGATGCAGACTTAACTTCTGGACCAGCTCCAAGTCCTGAGATGCCTCAGATTAAACCTGCACAGATTGCAGCTAGAAGATTAGAGAAATTAATCTTAGACCAAATAGAAGAATCAAATGGAAGTGTAGAATTAAGAAGTGCAATCTTTGAAGCTTGTCTACTTGGAACAGGAATTATCAAAGGACCTTTTACTTATAATAAAACTTTACATAAGTATACTGATACTGGTAATGGTAGAGAGTATGCACCTGAAACTGTTAAAGTTCCTAAAATGGAATTTGTTAGCATATGGGATTTTTATCCAGACCCTAATGCTAGAAACATGGAAGAAGCAGAATTTGTAATTCAAAGACATAGATTAAATAGAAACCAAGTTTTAGATTTAGCTAACAGACCTTTCTTTAACAAACAAGCAATCATGGATTGTGTAAGAATGGGTGCTAAGTATAATAAGAAATCTTGGGAAACAGATATAGATTTAGAAAAAAGTCAGTACCCTGATATTGAATCAAATAGATTTGAAGTATTAGAATACTGGGGAACAATAGATGCTATGAGTGCTAGAGAAGAAGGTCTAGAACTTGATGAGTCTATTGATGACATGGAAGAAGTTCAAGTTAATGTTTGGATGATTAGAGATAAAGTAATTCGAATTGTTCAAAATCCATTTAAACCTTTTAGAACTCCTTATCAATCTTTTGTATATGAAAAAAATCCATATACATTTTTTGGTATTGGTGTTCCAGAAAACATGGATGATGCACAACAGATTATGAATGGTCATGCAAGAATGGCAATTGATAACTTAGCATTAGCTGGTAATTTAATATTTGATGTTGATGAATCAGCACTAGCATCTAATCAAACTATGGAAGTATTTCCTGGTAAGATTTTTAAAAGACAAGCTGGTTCTCCTGGTCAATCAATCTATGGATTAAAGTTTCCAAATACTGCTGTAGAAAATATGCAGATGTTTGATAAGTTTAGACAACTTGCAGATGAATCTACAGGATTACCATCTTACTCACATGGACAAACAGGTGTTCAATCTATGACAAGAACAGCATCTGGTATGTCAATGCTTATGGGTGCAGCATCATTAAATATTAAAACAGTAATTAAAAATATTGATGACCAATTAATTAAACCTTTAGGTGAAGCATTGTTCCAATGGAATATGCAATTCTATGAAGGTGACTTACCAATACATGGTGACTTAGAAATTAAAGCAACAGGTTCTTCTAGTTTGATGAAGAAAGAAGTTAGAAGTCAAAGACTAACTATGTTCTTACAAACTGTACAGAATCCTGCTATTGCTCCATTTGTAAGAATGTCAGAAGTAATAAAAGAATTAGCTCACTCTTTAGATTTAGACCCAGCAGAAATTTTAAATACTAAAGATGAAGCAGAAATCTACGCAAAAATAATAGGACAACAAAATGCTAACAAAGGAACTAGCCCAGAAGCTCCTATCCCTGGTGAACTCGGAGCAATGGGTGGTGATGGAGGAGTACCTCCACAAACTCCAGGAGCAAACAACCCTGGAAATGGCGAAAGCCCAATCGGACCTGGTAATACACCAATGCCAGGGGAGATGGAATTTACTGGACAGACTGAAGAACCTGCCCAATAATGTAAGAGACATAGTAAAATAATATTAGTGTTGACTAATATAATTTATATTGCTATAATTAAGCAAGGAGTAAAATGAAAAAAGTAAAAGCAATTAAAATGGCTACAGGTGGATTAATGTCAATGCCACCTTATATCGCTAAACAAGATAAAACATCTGATGGTATTACACCTTATGATGTTAATACTCCTATGTCTGCTAGAAAAGGTTTACCTTCTAGAGCATTAGACAAATCAAGAACAAGATTTAATAAAGGTGGAGAAGCTTTCCCAGATTTAAGTGGTGATGGTGATGTAACACAGAAAGATATTTTGATAGGTAAAGGTGTGATTAAAAAAGCTAAAGGTGGAATAATGCAAAGAATGAAATTTGGTTCTGGAGATATATCAACAAAAGAATTAATTGAAATGAAAAAAATGGAACAACTTGAAGCAATGCAAGATTCAGGTTTACCTTTAACTGATGAACAAGAACAAGCCTTAGAAGCTTATAAAGCATCTAAAGGTGTTAAAGCACAAATGGCAATTGGTGGAGCAGTAACAGAAAAATACTCTAGACAAAGACCAGAGTATCAAGCATATGCTGAAGGTGATGTTGTTGAAGATGAAATGCCTGATGAAGATATGCCACCTATGGAAGAATTAAAAGTAGAAGAAGAATCTTTATTAGAACCAATGGGTATGGATAGTGAAATGCCTATGGATGATGAAGAAGATATTACTGATGAAGACTTAGAAGGTATGGATGCTATTATTGATACTTCAGCTTTATCAGATGAAGAAGAACAACTATTAGATGAAGCAGTTGAGATGCATCCAGAACTAGAAGCTATCATTCCTAAATTAGTTGCAACAGAATTTACAGAAGATGGAGAAGTAGAAGGACCAGGAACAGGAACTTCAGACTCTATCCCAGCACTTTTATCAGATGGTGAATTTGTATTTACAGCCAAAGCAGTTAAGAATATTGGTGTAGACAAATTAAGAAAGATGATGAAACAAGCAGAAGCAGATTATGATGCTGGTATTCAATCTCAAGCAGAAGAGCAAGAGATAGTATAAAAGAATTTATAGAGAAAGGTAACTCTATGAATAGACAAGCTACCTTATAATAATTTTATTATAAGCCCTTGTAGTTTCGTTTTAAACAAAAACACCTGCCTTAGCTACCTTCAGTTAAGAAGCCCTAAAGGAGGATACGATGAGTAACAAAAACGAAGAAGGAAGACAAGAAGCCGAAGCAAACCCTTACAACAGAAAAAAATCTTGGCATACAGAAGATTCAATGCCACAAGATAGAACTTCTGCTGATGAAGGTTTGTTTGTGCCAAACCCTGAAAGTAATCAAGGTTTATCAAATGCTACTGCCGAAGGCAACCCAGATGATAATACTGAGAATACTGATGCAACAATGGATAAGGTTCAAGAGTCTGCATTAAATGTAGAATCTAACCCTTATACAAAAGTTGATTATAAGAAAAGATATGACGACCTAAAACGATATTATGATAGGAAGTTAGGTGAATGGAACAGCAAGGAAAGTGACCTTAAAGTTCAACTTAAAGAGAACAGACCTGTTTACCAACCACCAAAATCGAAAGAAGAGCTTGAAGCTTTTAAAAACGATTATCCTGACATTTATGGAGTTGTGGAAACTGTATCTCACTTACAATCGCAAAATGAAGTTAAGTCGTTACAAGACGAGTTAGAAAGTTTAAAGAAAGCAAATACTACTTTGCAACAAAAGGAAGCTGCACTTGAACTTTCAAAATATCATCCTGACTTTGAAGAAATAAAAGAGTCTGATGATTTTCATAACTGGGCAGATACTCAGCCAATGGAAATTAAAAACTGGATATATGAAAACAACTCTAATGGAGCATTAGCTGCACGAGCAATTGACTTGTATAAGAAGGACCGAGGTCTTGGACTTGATAAAAAAACTACGAAGAAACAACCTAAGAATGAAGGTGCAGACTTGTTGGTTAAAACTAACGAACAAACTCAAGTACCTGATTCTAAAGAACCTTTCTTCAAAAGGTCTGATATTCAAAGATTATCAGATGCAGAGTTTATGAAATATGAAAAAGATATTTTAAAAGCTCAAAGAGAAGGTAGAATTATAGATTAATTCTATTTTCATTTTTATCAACAACTAAACAAAGGAGTAACTACAATGGCTAAATTCGCTGGTGGTTCAACATATAACTTTGGATTAGGTGTTTCAGGTCAAACTAATGGTTTTTTCATTCCTGAAATCTATTCAAAGAAAGTACAAATAGCTCTAAGAAAAGCTGCAGTAGCAGAAGCAATCTGTAACACAGACTACATGGGAGAAATCTCATCTTTCGGTGATACTGTTAACATTATCAAAGAGCCTCAAATCGCAGTAGCAGACTACACAAGAGGTCTGGCTGTAACATCAACTGACTTAACTGACCAAGAACTTGTTCTAACTGTAGACCAAGCTAAATCTTTTTCATTTAAGATTGATGACCTAGAGAAGAGATTCTCTCATATCAACTTCCAAGCTATAGCTTCAGACAATGCTGCTTATGCTTTAAGA